AATGAGATTGGATATGTGTTCTTAAAAATAATCCTTTGTTTGGGACGATACGCACTGTTCGTGATCAAAACGGCAGCGTCTGAGAAAAACTGTCTTGTCTGAACTCCATCAATAATTTTAGAGTCGCCCTCATAGTTACCAATGCTTGTTATCCAATTGAAGATTTCTTTGTAGTTTTTGAGATCCTCGTCCACGATAAACTGCACAGCAAGTGGCTCATGTGTGTATCTACCGCCGACAAATTGATTGGGACGACCAAACGTATTTGGCATTTCAACTGGTGACAAATTTGTTGATGGTATTGTTATTGCTTGACAAAAGTATGTGACTAAAGACGTTCTAAAAAGTTGAAACTGAAAAAAGTTCCCACCAAGAAAGTTATTTGTTTCTGGGACTGTTGGGTTAACAGGAAAATCAGCGGTCATTCCATGCACGCCGAGATATGTTGCGTTACCTTTGATTGTTTTTTGTTTCGTGATCGAAGTTGAACTGAATTCCATATGATCCTCCGAGTTATTTATATGAAAAAAGGGAGCCCGAAGGCTCCCTTTTCTCTCATCACTCCACTAGGAGTTTAGTTTTTAGAATCCGGTGTTACCGTGCAAGTTCTTGACAGCGAACAGACGGTAGTATTGGTTTCCGGAGGTGGCATTACCTTGTGTGGTAAAGTCGGTGTTATCAGCAAATGGGTTGGCAACCATACCATACCGAGTCTTGAAGCCAATCTTCGGTTGGAAGGTGTTCTCACCAACTGCTCTCACCATTTGCAGAGGAACATATGGGCAGTAGAAGATACCAGCGTCATATGGGTTAGAACCTCTGTAACCAACGAGAACTTGGTTGATGTCCAGTTTGGAATATGGATCAATGTAAACTCTGATCTTACCGTTCAGGATACCAGCGAAGGTGTTACCTGTGTCATCAACTTCGAGTTGAGTGTTCACGGCAGGTGTCAAGTTCAAGAAACCACCCATAGCGAGGGCAGAAGCAACGTCAGACGAGCAGACGATGAAGTTACCCTTACCACGACGAGTTTCCTTAGCGATCACGTTACACTCACGTTCGATTTGGAACATGAGACCACGGAATCTTTCAGCACTCCAACGACCATCAGAGTCAAGGTTCAAGTCGTAAACACCACCTTGAAGGTTAGAGGAGATATCACCAGCCGTAGCGGTGCTAACGGACTGGAGGTCAGACTGTTGACAACCTGTCTTGGCTTTGAAGTAGAGAGTTCTGATCATCTCTCGGTTGATTTCAGTCAAGACTTCGGTGCTAAGAATGTTAGCAAGTTCAGTTTCAGCGTCGAGTCCGTGAACAGCCTTCAGATCCTGAGCGAGTTCTGTGGTGTATTCAGCCTTCAGGGCACGAGTTCGTGCTTCAACAGCGATTCGCTCAATGCTGAATGCCATTTCCTTAAAGGTCTTGCTCGATGAATCTCCGAGTCCTTCACCGTCGGCTGTGGACATCGCTCTGAAACCTGCAAGAACGTCGGCTCTCGCCATTGTCACACCAACGGATCCCAGAGGATCAACACCACCAGTTGCAGAGAAAGCGGCACCAGTAGCGGTGTTACCCGTACCGGAGAACTTAGCGAAGGCTTCTTGGAAGAGAGCCTCGGAGCCGTCTTGTTTATCGTATCTGGATCTCATCGCAAAGATAAGACCGGTAGGAGCCGTCATGGGCTGCACACCAGCGATATCGTAAGCGATCAGGTTAGGCATCGCACGACGAACGAGCGAGATAAGGACGGGATCATAACCAGCGAGGTTAGTGTTATTTGAACCAACTTGAGGGTCAGTGAATGTACCACCCATGTTGTTCTGTGGGGCTTCGTTGAGGGCAGCAGCCTCACGAAGGGCTTTTTCTGTGTTCTCAAGAAGAACAGAAGTAACCTTGCTCTTGTAGTGATCTCCAATTGCGGGAAGTGCGTTAGTCTCCAAGACTGGTTGCCACTTCTCCTCTAATACATCATACGGTGTTGCGTTTTCCATTGTTGTTTCTCCTAGAATTTACTCTGTGTTGAGTATTTAGTGAATTAAAAATTTTAACCTTTGTTATTGAAGCGATTTGCTCTTTCGATTGCTTTAAGATAGCCGGACATGGAAGAGTTAGACTCAGTAAGAATCTGAGCAGGCTCGTGTGTTTCTTCCTTGATTGAGGAAGGAGCAGGTGTTTTCTTGAAGTAACTCTCTTTGATTCCGGTAAGTTTTTCCGCAAAAGTGTTGTCGTCTTCATATGAGACTTCTTCTGCGAGTGAGTAGAACTTTTCTCTATCCAATTCAGTCAGACCTTCAGAGATGGTAGAAGCGATCTCACCTTTTCTGTACGATTCAACCGCTGTCAACAACTCACTATTAATACCCAACGCTTCGTCTAAGTCTGTCTTGAGTGATTCGTTCTTCTCGAACATTTCATCAAGCAAATTAACTTTCGAGTCTGGGATGCTAATGTAGTGGTTTTCGAACAGTCCTTTTAAGTTGTCGATGAAACTTTCAGCGATTTGAAGTCTCATTCCAGTTTCGACCGCAAGTTTGTTGTCCTCCATCCAGTTTTCGACGACGTAGTTGAGATACTCATCGACTTTGGATGACAAGCCATCAACGGCTTCTGCGATCTTTGTTTCCAACTCTTCTTGATACTCTGCTTTAAGAGTTTCTTCAAGTTCAGTTGCTTTTCTACTCAGTTCGGCTTCAAAGACACCCTGAAACTTAGTCTTAAAAGATTCAGAGAGACCTTCACCGTCAAACATTTCAGCGAAAACGCTTTCTTTCACACCACCGAGATCAGCGTCTGCTGGTTCGGCACCGGCTGCACCGGAAACAGTTTTCTTGTTTTCTTTTGATCTGTCAGGTGCTTCAAGAGTTTGAAGAACAGCGCCCTTGCCTTCAGCATCCATGTAGAGTTCCTTGTCTTCGAAGGAATCGGTTGCTGCGGGATTTCCCTCCGCTTCACTGATTGTTTTGTTTCTTGCCATTTGAGTATTCTCCTTAGTAGTGTATACCATTTTTCAGTGGTATTTATACATTTTAAAGTTTTGAGAGGAAGTCCTTGAACATATTAATGGCTTTTTCCTCTAATTGTCTACTTGACGTTTGTTTGATTTGACGATGATACTCTGCAATTTGTTTTTCTTGTAGAATACCGTTGTTCCAAACCCACTCTCTACCTTCCATAATACCGTTTACAAACGCATTCGGAGCGGATGGATCTGCAACAATGTCTACAGCAGCGAGCATGAAGTCTTTTTGAACTTCGTTGACGCCGTTCTCTTGCATTTTTAAACTACCCATGCCACGAGAGGACACACCAAGTTTTGCACCTTCGTCAATGAGATTCATTGCAATCTTACCCATAGGTGTGTCCATGACTTTTGCTTTACCAACAATGTCACTACCAGATTGCTTGAGTTCTTTGATCATGTGAGATGCTCTGTCGAGGTTGACAGTTGGACCTTGTGGGTGATTAAGTTCTCCCAACGCACGATTTTGTGCGACATAATCTTTATTATACTTTTCAACCACGGGCATTAAAACACTTGTGGGGTAGACTCTACCGTTTCTGTTTCGTTGCTCTGCTTGCATAAAAACACCTTCGATAAAGTAGTTTTTTCTACCACTTTTTTCATCCGCTTCGCAGATGAAATTGATATCCTCATTCATTTCTGTGATGAGTTTTAATGCCATATCAATATCCTCCCGAAGATTGAGTGTTTATAGCCTTCATTTTCTTCCCATTCTTTTTCATGGGAAGATAGTCTTGATCAAAAATATCTGGGTTTTTACCCTTGTGGTGATCGAGTTCTGTGTCGGGGGCACCCTCATTAACCGATTCATTTTTTAACTTTTTACCAAGACCACTCTGACGAGTCACACCTAAGCCTCTTGAGTCAAGTTTCTTTACTTTTTCTTCTTCTTCCTTTTTCTTTTCCTCATATTGCATACCCTCTTTCTTCATCGCTTGACCAATTTTCTTGCGACGATTAAGGAGATAGGAATCGGTGTCATCTTCATCACCATCGTTGTCGATGTCACCATCTTCTTGCCCAACGGGATCAAGTTTCTTCTCGGAAAGATGAAGAGCAAGTTTCTCATTAAGTGCTTCGTCAAGAAGATCCTTTGCGTCACTCATTTTCTTTTCAAATACTTTTTGAAGTGCTAATTTGATGCTCATTCTTCGTCTCCCAATGTGATTGATTCTAAGATGCTCAAGAATTTTTCTTTGGATTCAAAGATTGTCTCTCTGAATGATCGTTGTAATTCTTTAGGAAGTTCGTCGTGAGTTTCGGAAATAACCTTAGCGATCTCTGGTGTGATCTCTAATCTTTCATCAGCAGAAATCTCTAAGTTAATGTTTGCATTCTCCTCAATTGCTTGTGTGACAACCGAAGCAAATGCGTTATTTTCAGAGACTTCCTCCGTGGTCGTGAACATATCGTTACCGATTTCAACATACTTTTCGGCAAGAACAGCCTCAATTTTTTCTGAAATGAGATCCAAAGAGTTCTGAAAGAAGCCCTCTTTGTCACCCTCGGTAATATTTTTAATCATTTCTTTGCTCATTTTTCTTCCTCTGGTGGTTCTTCTGGGGGTGCGATTTCACCTGTTTTTAGTTCGTTTTGAATCTCAGCCATGTTTCTACTTTCAGAATCTTCGCTGAGTCCAAAAATCTCTCTTCTTATGTATGAATTTGAGAAATATCGACCAATATATGGCTCCATACCTGCCGCAACAGAGAGTCGTTCTCGGAGCAGTTCAATGTTTTTAAGTTCAGAGTAATGAGAATCACTGTGATATTTGAATCGAATCTTCGCTTTGATTGCGTCAAAGTCCTCAAGCGACATCACACCAACAAGTGATAATTGTATTCTTAATGTGTCTAAGAACAGATTCACAAAGTTGTCTCTGAGACGAGAGATAAACTTAGCAAACTTAACTTCGTCACGAGTGATCTCGGCTGATCTACCCATGTTGAACCCATTTTCAGATTGCAGTCTTGATGGTGGAACGTTTAACGCTCTGTAAAGTTTTTGGAGCATGTATTCAACATCACGCATCTCACCAAGGTTGGTTCCGCCGGGAAGAGTAGTGACTTCAGTTCCCTTACCACCTTCTTTTCGTGGCAAGAAGAAATCCTCCATCATGTGGAAATGATCTCTATCTTCACGAATGTTACCTGTTCCTTGATCGTAAGTTAATTTATTTCGATATCTCTTTGCGAGTCCCTCGATGTATTGTTGTGCTTTTGTGGTAGGCATGTTACCAACGTCAACATAAAATACTCTTCTTTCGGGGGCTCTTGAAATACGATACACAACCGCTGCGTCCTCTAATTGTCTAAGCATATTCAAAGGACGAATTGCTTTTTGTAGGTATCCAACAACTCGTTTTGATCCAGCATCAACCAGTCCAGAGTGACAATAAATCACTGAGTCGTTCGTTAATCGAACACCGCTCGCTCCAGTTCTAAAGGTTGATTTTTTATCTGAGTCGGTGTAAATGTAAAACTCTTCGATGTCACCAATTTGTGGAATCTGCAAACTCCCCGGCTGGTTTTGAATCTTGTTTACTTTTCTAATCTTTTTAATTTTAAGTGGATCAATCGGTCTAAGTTCAGTAATGCCAATCTGTGGATTTTGCTCGTCAATCATAACATAGAAGAACAATTTACTGTCAATATACCAACGTCGGAACAAGTCGTGTGCATCTGTGTGGAAATTTAACAGATCAAGTATTCGATCAAACTCTTGATACATTCTACTTTTGATCTGTGGTGGAAGAAGCAACTCCTCCAAATCTAACTTGACTGGTTTTTTATCGTCCTCAATAACTATGGATTCATTAACGATATCCTCGATTGCCATGTCAACCTCTGGAAACAAAGCCATTGAGCGATATCTTTTAATAAATTCTTCTTCACTCTTTGCAGTTCCAGTGAAGTCCGAGTATGAACTCATGAATCCACCATACACAGATCCAGAGTCTAAGTTATAGGAACCATCGTAAGAATCGGGTGCAACAACGTTGTTGGCACCCGACTCCTCTGGTTGCTGTCTAGTTATCGTAAATCCAAAAAGGTTTAAAGCCATACTTTCCCCTTACATGATAAAATAAAACACGAATACTAGGTATGTATATCAGTCGGTGACACCCGGAAGGCCCGGTGAACCAACGGATCTGTCGATTTCAAAGTAATCGTAAGCGATGGTTACAGGGAACTCAACAACTGTATCCAGCACATCGTAAGTCAAATCAATTGATCCAACCTCGACAGGCCAGCAGTTTTTAAGTGTCACTCTCTTGATTGGATTTCCTTCAAGATCGAGGTGAGTCACCTGCCACTCAGCGAGAGTGCCTGCGGTGTCATCCCAATCAGGACTTTGGGTATTTCCAAAGTGTGAGTTAATGAGTGATGACCAATCTTGGAATGCCTTGTAAAGACCACCCGATGCGTCATCAAGAATGGAGATCGGCCATTCGAGATACTGTCTGTCGCCGGGGATTTTTGCAATACGACCACGGAAGGGCACCGGAATAATGCCGACCGTGGATGGAGGAAACTGAGCCGCTTTAACCAACAGAGATTCTGTTCCTGTCAATGCTCGTTTAACCGCAGCACCGATGTTACCAGTAACACTAAATCTGTTTTGTCGGGTTCCACCCTTAAATGAATTTCTGAAGTCGTCAATGAATAATGAGTCTGACATGTTTTATCTCCGATTTAGATTAGGTTCCGGTTTGTTGTGATGGTTGACCACCAAGATCATCAGCCTCATTCTTGTTCGTAAACGTCAGAGTGATGAAGTTAATTGACTTCGTGGGTTTAATGAGAATATCTGCATTAAACACATTAGCGTCAATGACCTCGGGTGGGTTATTTGATTCATCACAAATGATCCTGAAGTCAGAAATACCACGGTTTGCTTGAACACCTCTCAGAATAGTGGACGCTTGAAGTCTAAAGTTTGTTCTTGTCGCTGCGTCATTAAACTCAAACAAAGTTTGTCTCGCAAGTCTACCAATTGTTTTCTTGAGGAAGATGAACAATCGAGAGATATTAATTCTACTGAAAGTGCTTGTCTCTGTGATACCCGTTTTATCACCGAACAAGAAAGTGCCCTCGCCGGGGAATGTAACAACTGGGTTGACATTGGCATTATAAAGTGTATCTTGTTCAGAAATAGTTGGATTGTGATCAAGTTTAACGATATCTAAAATTCTACCTCTAGTAAGACCAGCGGGCGAATAGAATGAAGCAAAGTCTCTGTCTGTTCTAATAAAGCAACCAGCGACATCGGGTGTTAATGGTGTGGTTCTCAGTCCATCAGCCCCTTGCAGTTCGCTGTTTCTCTTGTAGTTAAGGTGTTTCTTTGAACCTTGAACAAAGAAAGAAACTTTTGCTCGTTCAGATGCAGTTGAACCATCAGATGCAACGTCTCCGGGTGTGATCCCTGCTGTTCCACCAGTTCCAGCGTGGAAAATACCAACGGTGTTGTACCCTCTGTCATCAAGTGCAGTTTTGAGTTGTGCGGTTGAACCAACAGTTCCAGCGTAATTTGGATCGACTGTGCTAAAGATACAAGCGAGTTCTCGATCAGCAAAATCGGCTGCGGTTGAACCAGCGATAACATCACCACCATAGAGAAGGTAGTTTTGAACAGCGTACCAGTCATGATCTAAGTCACCAGTAAGTGCGTCTGGATTGGCATAAGTGTGTCCACCGTTTCCTTGCACAAATGCTGCACTCGAAAGACGAGCAACCCAATTTTCAATTGAATCTTCTTCAATAAATCCTTGCTCTCTCTCGGCTGTGTTACCAAGAGTTTTGACAAGTTTTTGATTTTTTGTCAAAAAAGCGGATGTTACGTTTGTTGTTTCTTCGGTGATGAGGTTAACAAAACTGTCATCGGTTACATTAATGACAACTCTTGCTCTACCGGAATTGATTATGTTTACGGCCATGTGGGTTTCTCCTCGTACTTATAAAGACTTCGCAGTATTTAGTATTTGAGCGTTTTTGACTTACGGGAACCATCTGTCCTCACCGTCCCAAACACCACCAGTTTCAGTATCGGTTGACGTTATGATTCCAAAAGGAATAACTTCGTCCTCAAGTCTTTTAATTTCATCTTCATATACATCTAATCGAACATCAGTGTTTGTTAAATCTTTAAAGTAGTCCTGTCTAGTTAGCCAAGCAAAGAGAACAAGGGTCATCACCAAGTCATCGTTGTGTCCCTCATCTGCTTCGTATGACTGTCCTTTTGCCACGAACGTGATGAGTTCGTTCACGATCTCCAAGTCTTCGACAATCATCTTATCTTGCTCAAGTAAACTTTTTAAAACAGAACATCCGAGTTTTTTAACGGCACTGGTTGTTCGCACACCCATGTGAGTGTTTGCTCCACCAAATCCACCGGAGATCGTTTGACCCGCTCTGCCCCGGAAAGCACACATGAGAATATTCTCGTACTCTAAGTCACGATGAAGAACATCCGCAACCTGTCCACCGATATCGTTGATTTCGATAAGTGTTTGAGCCATGTTGTATTTTTCAGCAACCGCTTTGATCACGGTGGGATAAACCATCGGTGAGATGATGTTGTTTCTGTATTTTGCCACAATTTTGTATGGTGTTTGTGTGATGTCTGTTATCGTAAATGCACTGTAGTCTTTACCCTGTCCCCGTGCCGTGTCAACCACACAAATATACTTGTGTTCCGGTTTTGGCTTTTCGTAAATATCTAAACCATCCTTGTTTCGTTCGACTGGATTCACCCAAGACAGAGCGTGAAGTTTAGACGAGGATATCAGAGTGTTTGCAGAGCCAACAAAGTCACATTCAAATTCTGTTTGGAATTGAATCTCGCTGGTGTTTGCAATCGTTTCCTCTTTCCACTTCTCATTCCGAAGAGGTCCGCCGGGATACATGGGAACTTGCGACCAGTGAACCTCGATGGGAACATACTCGTTCTTGCCGATCTCTCCTGCTTTCTTTGTAGCACCCTTCCAGTAGTGGTAGAACATGTTCAAACCGTTCGGAGTGGAAACCATCAGGACTTTCGTTGACTGTCCAGAGGAGATTGTAGGGTATACAGAACTAAAGAATTCATCAGCGATACCATGTGGAACGTGAGCAAATTCGTCAAGGAAAATCATGTTGAACGAACCACCCCGAATCGCACTCGATGATGTTGACGATGCGATGATCCGAGAGCCGTTCTCCAACTGAATGGAACCTTTGTTCCATTCTACAATACCTTGCTGCAACCAGATCGGAAGATACTCATATGCCAGTTTGAGTCGGTGCAAAAGTTCTCTTGCTGTGCTTTGTTTGTTAGCAAGAATACCAACCGTCATGTCTTGGTTGAAAAGAATGTAGTGTAGAATGTAAGAAACAACCGTGGTGGACTTACCAGACTGTCGAGGAAGTTTGCAGATCACAAAACGATTGTTATGGATTGTATCAACAATTTCCTTTTGATAATCGTACAGATCAAAGGGAATCAAACCTTTATCAAGCGAAACAACTTTAACATATTTCTTTGTAAAATAAATCGGATCCCCAGCACACTTCATGTATTCTTTAACTTGTGCTTTGGTGAAGGACATCTCCAAACCAGTTTCTTTCAGGTTCGGATTACCAAGATATCCTTTTTGTTTATCACTCATCTAAATCCTCCGTCACATCCAACACATCTTGTCTGGCTTTCGCTCTGGAACTTCGATCATTGTTGATTAAGTCCTGAAGTTCGAGCGTCGAGCCAACATAGATGGCATTGTTTGTGGTGTTGTTCACGTTCACTTCAGTCTTGTCCATGTCTGCCATCTTCTTATGTAAATCCATAAGATCAGTGTTCACTTCAGAAACCGTCTTGATAAGAGTGGCAGCAACCTCGTATGCTCTGGGATGATCTCCTTCAGATGCAATCTTCAGAATACCGTCGATGGCTTCGCTGCCACGATCAATAAGTTCTTTCAGGTTTTTTCGAGTAAGGTTAAAATCAACGTCTGCTTTGTCCGCACCGAGTTGAATTTCCTTGACTTCTTTTTTTATATCGTTAACCTCTGCCTTGTAGGTTGTTTCAAGGGCATTAGATAT